CCTGCAGCCGATATTAGCTCCGGTCATCATCATTACATAGTTGCGTTCCCATCTGTATTCAGTATTGGATCCCTTTACTGCCTTCTGCTGGTGGACCAGACATGCACGCTGCATCTTCTCAAAGTCGGGCTTTGTAAAATACCACATTGTCTGCTTTCCTAGCTTAGTGCTGGTCTTGCGCTGATAGTCATCATTTGGATTGTCCATCTTCTTCGGCATTCCCTTTGGTACTATCTTCGTCTTAGCTGCCTTTGTTGATCCGGAATATTTACTCATCTAATTCCTCTTTCATTATCTCAATCCTGTTTAGTTTTGTTCCTATGCAAAAATAATTTGCATCCATCATTTCTTCAGTAGCATCATCTTGTGTTAGTCTTTCTTCAATGCTCTTCTGCATCTTCATCACCGTCCATCTTTGCTCCACAGCAAGGACAGTAATCCCAACGATAACCTTCTGGACCACCTAGATGCCTTGAGCCATCACCATGGCAATGGCTGCATCTAACATATGGGCATCCACCTGGAGTAAAAGCATAAGGATTTGAGTATGTTTCCCAGTGAGCATGTACTACTGGTGCTGTTTCAATAGTTGGAGCATCAATTATCCTCATTTCTTATTCTTCCCTTTCAACTGCTCAATTGCCATTTTGTATGCCAACATATACAGATCAAGAATGCCTGTTTCAGTTTTCCCTAAATCTTTAAAATCTTCAAAGAAATCTGGTATATGTTCGGATGCCTCTGCATATCCTTTAGATCCAATACCATTTTCACAGTCAAAATCTTCAAGAACATCGTCAATAAAGTTAGTCACTGCATCATCTACGTCATCAGGGCTGTAATACTTCAAAGGTGCTATATCATCAACTAAGTCTCTATCTATTATTACCTGCTGCAATTGCTTGCGGGCTAGATCAACGTCGTAGAAATATAGATCTCTGTCGCAGCATTCAATTTTTTCTCTGAAATAACCTGTATCATTGACGAAATCACCGAACTCTTCATAACACATGTTATCATAGTTGAATGCTATCAGTGAACCTAGATCACCGCTGATATGCAGTCTGTGATGGTCTTCCTCAAATAAAAATCTGATTCGATACTCTGATGATGATGGTTTCTGAAAATCTACAATTTTGATATTTCCATAATCACTGAATGTAGCAATATTGTCTTTAAAATGCTCTTTCTGTTTTTCTAGGTCCATTATTCATCCTTCTAGCATTGTTCTGAACATGCTTTCAAATATTGGCACAGGAATACTATTACCTGCTTGCTTGTACAGTGCCATACGATAGCGGCCATTTTTAGCTTGAACTTTCATTGCTGATTTAAAGTCGCTATCTGTATATCCCTGCAATCTCCAGCATTCCTTTTCTGTTAAATATCGATACCTGTTTCCGCAATCAATGATCTGTGCTGGTGTTCTGTCCTGCCTGCAAGTGATTGTATATGCATAGTCTTTTATAACCGTTGCACGCTTGATCCCAGTCATTCCAATCACGCTGAGAACACTCGGCTGTGTCACAGTGTATTCTTTAGGGACCATATCGTTATCTTCCAAAAATTCATGTATATCTTTCATTGGCTGTTTTTCCATCTTGGAGAACATGAATAATTGATTGTTAAGCATCGATACTGTGAAACATCTCTTTCTTGCCTGTGGCAGCCCGAAATCTCTCGCATCAAGTGTCTCATTATTGGATGTATATCCAAGATTATCCATTTCAGAAATATATCTCAGATAGTTCTTAATCATCTTTTTTCCAGTCACAGCTTTGACGTTTTCCCAAATTACAATTCGAGGTCGCCATACACCCATGCTTTGAATGATTTTGATTGTTTCCCACATAAGTGATGATCTTGTTTCCGAACCTTCATCTGCCCCTTTTTGATGCCCGGCAACGCTGATATCCTGGCACGGAGATCCGTGAATGAGAATGTCCGGTTTCAAATTCCAGCCAACTACTGATGACGGTTTGTAAGCCAGCTCCTCTGCAAACATTGCGTTATAAGAGCGCACCGCAGCTTCATCTATCTCAACATAATCAATGCTTTTTACTGGCATTCCTATATTCCTTAACGCACATCTGGGTGATCCAATACCGCCAAACAATTCAAGGATTTTAATCATTTTTCAAACAATTCCCAGGTACCGTCTAACATTGATTGCTCCGTATCTGAAATCTGATAGCCAAGCTCTTTTAATTTTGCATACAGTTCAGTATCATCATCGGCCTTTTGATAATTTCCAAACCAGTTGCAACAGATTCGATCGCTATTATCGATGCAGGAAAAGTATTCAGCCATCAGGATGTTATTTATCGGTTTTTTGGAAATTGCATCGTATATTTCGCTGTCTTCATAATCTTCCTTGCCAAGAATAATCTGAGAAAGTAAACCACTACTAGTGGCTCCATCATAAAATTTTTTCAATATTTCCCGCATCATCGCAGGGCTTATTTTTAGATTTGCCTGTTCACAATACTCGCAATAAAAATCAATCCTTAGTTTTGCAGCCTGTTCAAATGCATCATCTCTGCTTTTTCTTCGTTCCTCTTCTTCAGTATCATTTTCTGATTGATTATCCACGACTTTTTGTTCATCGTTATATAAATAAACAACATTCAAATCTCCGGCATAATAGAAATATTTCCCTTTGCTCTTAGGTAGCTGAATGTTGTCGGCAGTCTTTAATTCTGTTCCTTCACCCCAGCGTTTATTACATGGTTTCGCAGAAAATTTTTCCTTCAGAATAGCGATGATCTTTTCTTTCTTTGGTTTCCACTCTTGTTCCTGGACTGCATTCTGAAGGTTCCATTTAAAACTGCTTGTCCCTAGGCTTTTTGATAATTTATGTCTCTCTGTTTCATTCTTTATCTTTGCCAGTTCAATGAAATCATCCAATGTCGCGCCATTGGCATATCCTTGTTCAACAATTTCTGGACCAATTTGCATAGCCTTCTTATGCTTAGAAATAGTCTGCTTGCTCAGTCCTGTCTTTGATGCAACTTCGCTCTCTGTGAGGCCTAAATCTAGCGCCTGCTGGATTCCAGCCGTCTCCTCAAATTTGGTCAGATTATTACGTTGCATGTTTTCGGTCAGCATAGTTGCCACCTGGTCAGCCTCTGACATCTGAAGGATCTCGCATGGCACTTCTGTCAACCCTGCTGCTTCAGCGGCTGCAAGCCTACGGTGGCCAATTACAACCATGTACGTTTTACCATCTGTCTCTCCAGTAGAAACATTTCTAACATGTTCTCCAATGGGCACAACAGACAGGTTCTGCAGGATTCCATTCTGCCGGACACTGACAGTCAAATCAGTTAGATCTCCTAGGTCCTTGCGAGGATTGTTTGGATTGCCTACAATATGATCTACAGGAATCAATTGCGTCATTTTCTTTTGTCCTCCAGCTTACTCAATCTTTCTCCAAGCCGCTTCAATTTAAAATCTCTAACTGTTTTGAACGCATCTTCGTTTCCTAGAATTATGTGCATTTGTCTGCACATAATTTCTACATCTACCACCTCTTCAATAACAGATTCTGCAGCACGGTTAAGCTTACGTTTATCTCCACTGGTCTCAAATCTGTGATATTTAGATAACGCTACTATGAGCTCAGCGCATTCTTCCTGGGCCATTCTCATCTGTTCGTCTGGTCCATATGTTCTAACTGCCTTCTGCAGCACTTGATAATCTGTTTTAGCCATTCTTTTTTCCTTCCTTTAGCGCATCCATGACTGATGCGACTTTGATATACATATCTTTTGCAATTGCGTCATTGCTCCATCCTGCATTATGCAACGCTCTGATCTTGCCTTTGTCGACATTAGTTTTTGACCTAGGTTCAATCACTCCTTCGCATACCAGATTGCTGATCTTGTTCGAGATATATGCATAGTTTTTGAATCCGCATCTATCGGCAATCTCTTTGTCTGTATAACCGCTGTTATACAGTTCGATGAATCTTTTGTTGCTTACATATGGCTCTTTCATGGTCTGTTAATCAGTTGAGGTGACATCCAGAAGACCATGCTCGATTGCTTCTTTAACAGGGAAGAAACTAATCTGATACGCATATGGCGTAACATCAGATCCATCCATCTGTACTGATGTATAAGTAACATCATCAGACAGATGCGCATAGAATAACTTGTAATCATCGTCTCCTGTCTTAATTGTTACGTTCAGATCACCATCATCATCAACACCAATTGATAGATAACCTTCAACTGTGAACAGTGCCTCATTAGTGCGAGTGTTCAATGCGATCAGTTTTCTTTTAACCTTGAAATTATCGGCATCGTTCTTGATGTTGTAATTTACTCTTGATGATTCAGTGCATCCCGCAAGTGCTGCAACCATTAACACTGATAAAGCAATTGAAACAATCTTTGATTTGATATTCATTTGATTTTTCTAATCCTTTCAGCATATTCATCGCTATCAAGCAATTCCTTGCGTTCATCAGTTCCTGCCGCGACCATTAAGATGGCCATTCCAGCTCCGATCAAAGATCCAACCAGTGCAAATAGGACCGCATAAACTATTGCTTGAAGTATTGATAATTCAATCATTTAGTCATCTTCTCTTTCATTTTCCGCTGAGCTTCTTTTACAGCCTTTATCTGCTCTGCTGTTGCTGGATGACTTTCTGTCATACCTTCATCCTTCTGCTGCTGCATATATGCAGGCATTGGGATCTTGATCTTACTGGCTGATGCATGACGACTAGTTGGTACATCATCATTCCATCGTTGGCCATTGATCCATGATGCAGGATATGGAATGAACTGTTTATCAGGCAATGTAGCCCAATACGCATTCCAGTGATCCAGTCCGGTCATGATGTTTAAGAACGCTCCATCCGATACACATTCTTTCTCAAAAGCCTTCTGAGCTTTCGGCTTTGCCATTTTTTTTGGATAGCTTTTCCAAAAATCTTCAAAGCATTCACTGACACGAACATATGTTTTATTCTTTCCTTTACTAACCTTACCTATCCTATCCTGTGTCAACGTTTCGTCTACGTTCCGTGGACGTGATTGTTTTTCCGCTAGTTTAGGGCACTTTTCATTGAGTGTATAAGAATTGTTTTCGTCTAAGTGTAACAACGATTTGTCTTCTTTATACTTTGTCTCAACATAGGTATCCTTCCGAATATAGTTGTGAATGCGCCAGTGTTTAATTGCTACAACGCCGTCTTTTTGAAACACAATCACAAACTTTTTATCGGCCAGAATAGATAGATCATTTGATGATGCTCCGACCTGTCGCATGACTGATTTTGGGCTGTTAACGAACCCATCATCATCAGCAATCAGGCCTAGAGCAAAATATAAGCACCTAGCAGTTGCAGGCATGTCTATAAATTCATCTGATAATACAATGGATTTGCTGAACATTCTTCTGTCTGCCATAATATGAGCCTCCTTTCTGCAGGACACGCTGCAGTAGAAAGGCCGTTTGTCCAGAACATTCCCTTCATTTTATTTTTGCATTCACCACAGCTGCTTTACGTGTTCTGCGAAGCACTTTATTCATTTCATCGACCGTAAGATCATTTCTGATAGCGATAGCCAGTACTTGATCAGAGCACTTGCTGAGCACTGATTCACGGTCAATGTCTTTATTGATGTTCTTTCTAGCCATTTTTAGCCTCCAGAAGGTCAATCATGCTTTCTTGGTATGTTTGTGTCTTCGATATTTTTCCGTCGTTCCACTCATCAATAGCGGCATTAGAAGAGGCATATGAATTACTTCTGGCATGGCACAGTGGACATTCAACATATACGCGATGTTTGCCGTCCTGTTTATTGCCCCAGTCAACTAGCACTCTGCCAATCGATTTCCCGCATGCACTGCAGCGCTTAATTCCATGTGCAGATGTACTCATTTTCCTAGTCATTTTTGACTCCCTCGATAATGTTTGGATCAAACAGATCCGCTTTCATTGCTTCGGCATTTTTAAGATTTGCCTTTAGCCTAGTAAGGTCCATCAGATGCAGTTTTTCCAGCATGTTCACTCTGTCGTTGAGGTCTCTAATTGCCTGTACATTATCGATTCCAATAAATGATTGTTCTTTTCGATACTCAGAGAATTCATGCGCTGTTTCTTCCAGCTCTTCAATATCCTTCTGAAGTTCTTTGATAAGCATGACGATTGCAATCAATGCGGCGGCCATTATTACGATTGCAATGATCAGTGCAGTAACAATGTATTGATCAGCCATTGGATGTTGTCTCCTTTGGATATTCAGCCCATCGTACGATGTCATCAATTGCGCGAAAGCCTGTATAATCATCATCTAAATCTGACTTCATCCACATGCAATATAAGTCATTAATAATATGGCCGGATGATATTGTATTGTTCTTAAATTCTGCAACGATATTCATTCCTACTTTAAGTTTTGATGTATCTGTTTCCCATTTCAGCTCAATCATCCGATCATCCCTCCGATCATGATGCCGATATCAATGAGACCGATTGCGGCAGCAATGATAGCAATCCATATATCTCTTTCAAGCTGTGTATCATCAATTTCTATCTTTTCCATTCAATTAATCTCCTTTTTTTGATAGAATAGAGATGGCTAATAAAAGCCATCATTCAATTCATTGAGCACTCACTGTCATCCGGACTAGGTGCTCTTTTTTTGTTGCTGTGGTAATCTTACTTTGTTGCACGTTTTTCATACCGGCATCTCTCAATCGTTGATAAGTTCTTCCCTGCATACTTTTTGAAAAACTGATTAATTGTCTCTACTGGATATATCCATGTACGGTTAACCTTCACTCCCTGGATAATTCCAGTGTTTCTAAACATGGTCACCTTTCTTCTAGGTACATGCATTTCTGCTGCTAGCTCTTCTTCAGTTAGTATGATTTTGTCCATAAGGTTCCTTTCTTATTGTCTTTGCTCGCGTTTAGTGAGCACTCTCTTCAAAAAAAATAGATCCAACAGATTTCTTATAGTATTTCGAAATCTTCATCTTAATCTCATCACGTGGTACACGCTTTCCTGTTTCGTACATAGCCAGAGCTGATTCGGAAATCCCGATGCTTTTGGCTACGTCCTTAATAGTTCTGCTTCCTCGTAATGATTTTAGGAGACTGCCTATTTTGTTATTATCAGTATTCTTCATTTCGTTCCTTTCTGCTCACGGTCTGTGAACATTCATATATTAGTTCAGGATATCAATGAAGTCAACACATAATGTGAACTTTTTTATTTAATTTATTCACATTATGTGATATTGTTTTTATATAAAGAAGAAATGGAGGCAGATAATGAATTCAAGTTTTGGTGAAAGACTTAAAACTTTACGTGAAGAGCATAAGCTTACTCAAAGATCATTGGCTGATGCACTTAATTTAGGATATTCAACAATTGCTATGTATGAAGGAGAAAAAAGAGAACCAAATTATGAAAATCTCGAAACAATTGCTGACTATTTTAACGTTGACATGAATTATTTGCTTGGAAAGTCTGATATAAAGAATAGTTATCTAACCACTAGCGAAGAAAATGTCCATGTGTCTCTCCCTTCTCCTGAACCAGTACGTGACATCATGATCTATGGTGATATATCCTGTGGCACTGGACTGTTTGTTGATGATGCTGTTGTTGGCCATATATCAGTTCCAGTTGCTATGCTGCCATCTAAAAGCGGCGATTACTTTGCTCAATATGCATCTGGTGACTCCATGGTTGACGCCGGTATCAATGATGGCGATCTGCTTATCTTTGAACATACGGCAGCAATCGATAATGGTCAGATAGGATGCTTCTGCATAGATGATAATGTTGCAATATGTAAGAAATTCTCAAGGGATGGAGGTAACGTGTACCTGCTACCTGCAAATGATAAGTATGCTCCTATTCCGGTAGATCCAACAAATGAGTGCTTCCGGATTCTAGGAAAAGAAGTATTGAAAATCGGAAAATAAGGTAAATAAGCGTATGGAGGCGCTTTAATATGAATAAGGTTAAACTTAAAAAGATTATTGGGATTGTTTTATTTGCTTTATCTGGTATTGCTCTGTTATTTGCAATTGGCATGATTTTATCGAATGGCATTTATTATTTTCCATTTTTTGCCGCTATTGCAGCATTGCTGATCTACCTTGGCATAAAGTTAACTGCGCCAGCACCTATCCGTAAAAAGACTGTATTACTATTAGTGGCCGCCATTTTTCTTCTATTTATCATTCCGATTGGTGCTCACAACTCATCATCTTCTAATAAAACAGCATCTGCAAAAGAAACAGCCGTTGCAACGTCAACACCAATTGCTACCAAAGTTTCCACAGCAGTTCCTACTAGCACTCCTATTCCAACGCCTACTCCAACTCCCGTACCAACTCCAACCCCAGTATCTACTGAATTCAAGAATGCATTAAAAAAAGCATATTCTTATGCAACTTATCAACACATGTCTAAAAGCAGGCTATATAGTCAGTTAACATCTCAATATGGTGAGGGATTTACCGCTGAAGCTGCTCAATATGCTGTTGATAATGTAAAGGCCGATTGGAATGAAAATGCACTAGAAAAAGCAAAATCATATCAAAAGAATCAGAGCATGTCAGCATCTAGAATATATGAACAATTAACTTCTGAATATGGCGAAGGATTTACTGCAGAAGAAGCGCAGTATGCCGTAGATAACTTGCCTGAATAAACACAAATGTAAAAATAAAAGATCTCCAGCATTGCAGTGCCAGAGATCCGGATAGAAAAGCCATGCCACCACAGCATTTCTTTTCTGTCTCCATTATATCAAAAGGAGGCTTATTATCATGAAAAAGTTTAAGAAAGAGAAGTATATTATTCAACGCAAGCGCGGAAATAACTGGCAATTTCTGGTTCAGATTAGAGTTGATGATCAAGTCTATTCAAAGTCTTTTCAGTCCTCAAAATACTTTGATGCATCATCCGCTTATAATGCAGCCGTTGATTATCGTGATGATATCTTGTATAAATCCCGCAAAGGTCTTCTAACAAAAGAAGCAGGCATCACCGTTGAACAATGCCTAATACGATCATTTAGCGTTATAGGTATTAGACAACGGACACAGCAAGCAAATCTATTAATGCTGAACAAATACATGGCATCATATAAGAATCAAAATGTGCAGAGCATAACGCCAGCAGATGTAATGGAGTGCTTGTCAGAAGCAGCAAAGATAGCTTCGCAAGACACGTTAAAGAGAATAATGACGGCATGGCATAGAGTAGCCAAGACAGCATATTTATCAGATTGGATATCAAGAGATTTCACTTTTGCTTTGCAGATACCACAGTCTCAAATAATAGTCAGCCATAAGACTGCATACACATCACTAGAGACATTAAACGATGTATGCAAAAAACTGAGGGAATACGGATCACATTCTGGAGGCAATCACTATGACAATCAAATAATAATATATGCACTGAAGCTGATGTACTATCTTGGGCTTAGGCCTTCAGAGACATTTGCTTTGAGCAGAGATGACATTGACATGAAGAAAGGTGAATTATCCATAAATAAAGAATTGGGCTCTTCTACATCAGAAAAATGGACAATACGGCCATGCAAAAACAATACATCAATCCGCACATTGCCAATTCCGGCTGAACTGCAGCCGATTCTCAAAGAACTTCTTGATTATTCTAAAACCGATAACATATTTGCTGATCATAAAGGAAAATATATGAAAACTTGGCTTGTATCAAGCAAGCTAAATAGAATATCAAAAGATTTAAGAATTGATTTCAGAATGTACCAGTTAAGGCATCAGTTTAGTACAGATCTAATCGTTGGCGGTGCTGATCTGCGTACCGTGCAGGAACTCATGGGACATGCAGATTCATCTATGACATTGAGCTATGCCAGGTCAAACAGCAGTAAGAAAAAGAGTGTCGTTGATGATAGAAAAGAATCTAAAATGGAATAACTTGTGACCAAACTGTGACCAAATATTCTAAAAATGGCTTAACAAGCGGGATATTTTTATTGTTCTATCCCCACCGGGCACACTTTATTGGATTTTCCAAAGATCGCTGAATATGCGGATTTTCGCTGCTTCCAGTGATTTTTTTATGTTCAGCAGCTGCTCAATATTTGCTATGTTTCTGTGACCAAATTGTGAGCAAAGTAAAATATAAATCCATCATCTTTTATCATTTGTATTAGCATCATGAGCGTATGATACATAATAAATGTAGAGAAAGAGAGATGATTAGATGGATAAGAAAAAAAGAATCCTTGGACAAGATCAGAACTAATCGAGTTAATAACTCTGATAGTTGCAATTCTCGCTCTGCTCCAGGGATTCAATAAGCAGAGTACAAGGGGAGTACAGAGCTCCCCGCCTCTACTTTCATTCTATCCATTAAACGATTATGTTCAAGAGAGAAATCATTCTGCTGGTATTGCTTAGTATTGCATTTGGAGCCTTAGTTACCTTATTTGCTATAAAACATAATTGGATTATCCTAGCAGCTGCATTAGCATCATTAGTATCAATTATAGCTATTATTTCGAGGATAAACAAAGCAGGAGAGAACTGATGGCTAAAGAAAATACTTCAAAGTTTGATTCCGTAAAAATCGGAACGAATGGAAAAAAGAAAATATGATGACCGTTAGAGGATCTTATTCTATCGACTTTGTACAAGAATTCAAACAAGCCTGCAATAGCTTAGGAATAAGCCAATCATCAGTATTCCGAGATGCAATGCAAAAAACAATCGAGCGTGCCAAGAAGGTCAGCAAGTAATACCTCTATGTTCATAATTTGTTATAACAGCATCTAGTATTGTTGTTCCATATGAATCAGTGTTTTACTGAATATAGCCTATTCAAGCATTACATTTCCTTTAATGATTTCAGCCACCTTTGAAAGTATTGGACTGTTAAGTGTTTCCTTTTTCATCTGATCTGTCATAATCTTTTGACCATTCTCACCATCTATGACAACACACGAGAAGTATCTGTTCTATGAACTGTATACAGTATCCTTTCGCCCTGTTCAAGACCATACAGTGCACGCATAATCAATATTTCCGACTTGCCGTTTCTTCTAGGAACTGCAAATCCATAATTCATGTGTACCCATAGATCTTTGTCGTTTGTGGCCAGCATGTCATATAAAAGTAATTCCTGCCATTCCATCGCTGTATTCCCAGTGCTGTTATATAGTTCTATAGCTTCTGTTCCATGTGTCTCTTTGTAAGGTAAAACAACGGATTGAATAGGTGTCTGGCGTCCTTCTCTGGACTTAGCCATTTACTTTCCTCCTATCCGTTATCTCTATACAAGACGATCACATTCGGTGCTCGCTGTTTTGCCATTTGCTTTCCTCCTAATAGAAATATACTCATCTCGAAAGGAGGTGAGTATTATGCCAAGAATTTATAAACCAGGCACAGATAATGTGCCTAGTGGTAAGTATCATGAAGTTGGTCCTAATGGTGGCCATGTTGACGATCCTCATCATGCAACAATAAAGCCTGGTCATCGTTTACCACCTACATCGAAGCCTAAAGACAAGTGGGAAAAGAGGTAATGCTCTAGAGACAATCACTTTACAGAGTGACTGTCTTTTATTTCCTCTGTTCTTCTAGAAAAGCAAAAAGAATATCCTAGAATATTGAATTGTAGCCATGATTCCACTATATCTTTTCCATTCTCATTCAAATACCTTGTTATATAGTGATGCAACATACTTTCCTCCTAATAAAAAACCGCTTAAGCGGTCACCTGATAAATAAGCTAGCAATACTTCCAAATATCGGAAGGCTTTCAGCAATCTTATTCATTACACTGTTATCACGTAAATAATGAATTCCATCCGAAGTAATCATGATATCTTCATAATAAACTCTATAGATTTCACCGCCTTGTATTCTTTGAACTACTATTCCAGATATATATCCATCCTTTTTCATACTATCCAGAACAAAGTAAAATAGTCTGCATCAATCGGGAAATCTTTAGTCATTGGTTGTAAATAATCGTCATTACGTTTGCGGCAATTCTTTAAAACTGCATATAAATATGTCAAAATCTTACATACAATCACATCATAATCATCTTTCCCCATATTAACCTCCTAAAAAACCGCCGAAGCGGTTTTATTTAAACATTATATTTTTCCCGATAAATCTAGCTGGATTATCATCGTGCTCAATACTAATCCAATTTTTCATGTGTTGTGAACAATACGTTTTACTTATTCCATCAATTACCACGTTATCAGAATATGAATAATCATTTGCATCCCGTTCTCTGTCAAAAGAAAGAATCGTAATATTTCCAACATTGAATGCATCTTCAATTTTGTATTCCATACTTATCTTCCTTTCTTGTCTTTAAGATTTTTAAGACAATTCTGATAATAATCTAAGTTACTCTTTGTTACGTTTACTTCTTCTATAGGTATTTTATATCTGTTGCTCATACTAAGCAAATACTCTTGAGCATCAATTTCTCTTAAAAGTATCATTTCATCTGTTGGATGATTTTTATATATTCCTTTTTTATCCTGCATAGCATGATACATTTCTTCTAAAACATCAGATACCGTCGCATTGTCTTTAATAAATGCAGTATTACCACCAACTACATACGATGCGGATGCACGATCTTTTAACCAATCTTCTGCGGTATCTCCTCTAACAATTGTTCCTCCGGTGCGCTTGAATTATTTTACTAATTTATTGTATGTTGGTTTATCAATTATTTGTTGCCCGTCTTCCCCTACTTGCCGCCTTAGATTTTCATCAAGTCCAACACTTTTTAGTCTTTCCATAGCAGCCTTGCCTGCAGGGCTGTTTTTGTAAGCCTTTACTATATCATCCTGGGTAATGTAGCCATCCATTTTCAACATTTCCTCTACACTATAATTCTCCATAGCCCACTTATTCTTGTTGTAATAAATACTGGCATCTTTTGGAGACATACCTGTGTAGTCAATGATCTTTTTTACTGGTTCATTCTTATACTCTCTAGCTACCTTCTTTTCGGCTTCTTCATCAGCAATTTCGACTTTTCTTTTCTCCCATTTCTGAGAACGTTCTTCAGCGGTGTCTCCATATTGCTTGTTCCATACATCCTGCGTTCCTTTTTCAGTCACATATGTAACTGTGCAGGAGCAGTTGTCATGCCGCCTGTATACATCTCTAGGAACATCTGGGTAACTATATTCTCCGGCAAGATTTCTGCACCACCTGCAACCTTTGCCATGCAAAGTACGTACAATCTTTGCTTTCAGCCCAGCGTTTGACCGGAACGATGCATTAGTTTTTACATAATCGTCATACAAACTTTGCGCCGCATTGCTTAGTGCCCTGTCCAGTATTGTACTGACTGCACTGTCCTGATCATTTTCCATCAGTGCCTCCCAATGACATCTGTACGATTTTTCCCTCTATTGTTTCAATTCTCTCTGTCGGAAAGGCGGCTTTCTGTGGTTTAATACTGATCCCATTCTTCTTATCCTCAGCAGTTTGAACAGTGCTTGCCATTGCGTAAACCTGCTCATACACAAGCCTGAACAATGGCTTTATCGTTCTATCCGCAATAAACCAGTAGATCTTTCCATCCGGCAGGTTATCAGCCTTCAATCCTTCTTCTAATGCCTTGGCTGCGCAATCTCCCAATGCCCTGGCATACAGTGATATCTCATCCTGTGTGCCTAATCCTTTTTCAGCTTTATCAAGCAATGATTGTACGGTACTGTCCTTCTTCACTCTGCTTGTGTAATCGGCTTTTATACGCTTATACAGAGCAGGAACAATATCGTCCATTACTCAACACCTACAGGCTCCTGTGTGGTTTCATCGACTGTACCAGTGGTCTGCTCTACCGTATCTGTACTGTCTCCACCTTCAATGCCTGTCAGCTGTTCCAGATAGTCCTTGTCAAAGTATCCTGGCACTGCCTGATTAATCTTGATTGCCGCATCACCAATGCCTGTCATCTGACTGGCATCTGGTTCAAACAGCGGTCTCCACTCCGGAGTAGTCAGATATATCTGCTTGCGCTGGTATGGATAGTTGTCTCTCATACATGCCGCCACATATCCAACATTCAAGAACCCAGATCCAAATGTACGCTGAGCTTTTCTTGCTGTCAGCCTCAGGTTCTCATGTGCCGCTTTGATTGCATCAGAACTGGAAGGATTTTCTGTAGCAAAGCCAAGATCATCCATTGTCAGTCCTGTCTCTCCAGAGAATGCGGCTGCATACATCTTGAACTGATCAATATGTGGCTCCATATTCTGCTGTGTGAACTGGCCAACGGTAGGGTTCTTGCCCTCATTGTCACCGAGTGCAAGGAATGATGACATTGATGCTTTTTTTGTGTCGAATTCAGCATCATCACTAATCCCAAGTACATATCTCTGTGGCCATGAATAGAATTCTGCCGTTATATCAGCTCTTGAAAGGACCATTCTTGCCTTATCCTGTATGTTCATGCATGCTCTGCTGATACGGCTATGGCCAAATGGGCGTTTAGCATCCGGTCTATAAATAATCGGAACTAACGCCGGTACCGTAACATTGTTTGCATACTGCGTAACTGATCTGTTTACTGTGTCATATACTGTTGTTTTACCTGGCTCAAAGTAAGCATCAACCGTAACTGCATCTGTATCTGGATCTCTGCTCAGTACCGCATAACCCTCAGTAAGCAATCCTGTTATAGGATCTATGATTCCAGTTGCATTTGCACCATCAATAGCCTGCAATCTTGGATATCATGTTTCATCTGCTGAAATATAGATAAAGCAGCAGCTTGATACCAGTGCAGATAAGATAGCAGAATCAAAAAAGACATCCGGATTGTTCATCTCGAATATCTCTCCTATATCAAAGTTATCATCCTTGAATCCATTAAACTGCAATCTGTCAGCTAAGGAGTCCACCGATTTAGGACACCATCCAAGGATTGAATTGTACTGAGATGACTGTTCAGCAGACATTAACCTACCGAGATCCAGCGTCCCATTCTTCATTTCATAATACTTATATCTGGTCAATACACGCTCTCTTTTGCATGTTACCTTTCTTTTTAAATATGCTTGTCCCTTTATGGAAACTCCTTTCGTGTTTTTTTTGTACAGTGCTGGATGGCTTGTACAGAGACAGGGGGCAGGGGTCCTATACCCCCCTATTTTCCGAATGTCGTCCATTCGAAATGCTGAGGTAAAATTCTGTTAGAAATTACTATATCTTTCTTCCATGCCAAACATGCGCACAGCTTACTATTGTAAGAGAAAATACAACTTTTGGAATTGTAAGATAGGCTTCCACTTCCTATTAAGGTAAGTTGCCGTTTCTATTTCAATTGAGGAAAATATAAAAAAGGCAGTATTTCATCATTTCTGCTGGCATACTGCAGTTAGTATGCTCTATTATAAGTACATAAAGGAGAAGAAGCATGCCAAAACAAGCAAGCGGTAACTTCGACCAATCAAAATATCAAAATGATTGGAACAAGAAGAACATGAAACGTGTATCTGCTGATTACAGAAGTGATTTTGTCGATGAATTCAAAGCCTCCTGTAAAGTTCTTGATCTATCCCAGTCTGAAGTAATCAGAGATGCAATGCAAAGAACAATTGAACGCGCAAAAACAGTCAGCAAGTAA